TACAGCCATTGTAGTTCTTTTAGAACCTTGTAGACCTTCTAACAGGGCGTCTTTGGTCTCTGTCCAACGGCTTTCTAATAGTTGGGTTGTCATTTCTTTCTTTTCCTTTTTAAAAAGTTTTTACTACTATTTTAGCCCTGCTAAACGTTTGATATCGATGACATTGTCAGCGGTTTCAACGACGTTTGTTTTAGCAGATTTATCACCAGTTACTTCTACACGGCTTTCAGCGATCATCACTTTTTCAGCTTTGACTGCCGGAGCATTGTTTAGAACAGCTGGTAGATACTTATCGTATGCGGCCTGAAGTTTCTCAGTCTGCACACTTTCGAGTAAGCTAGTCATTATCTCAGCTTTCTCTTTATTCAACGGTTTTAGTAATTCAGATAGTTTTTCTTTACGAGCAACTGATTCTGTGATTACTCGAACTTCACGTTCTTTAGACTCAACAAGAGCTTCTTTTTCTGCGATTGCTTTTCGACTTTCAGCGATCATAGCTTCTTTTTCAGCTAATTCTGCTTGTAGTTTAGCAAACTCTTTGTTCTCATTTAAATGAGTAACAGCAAATTCGCTAGCAAAAGCTTCAAATAGGCGACGACCAAACATGTTCTCACGAGCAATTTGGATGTCTTCTTTTAGTTGAGCTAGTTCTGAGCCTAGATTTTTCGCTACTGCTTCTTTTACAAGACCAGCACTACGTTTAACAAAAGCTTCTTGTAGTTCAGCTAATTTAGATTTAGCTTCAGCTACTAGTTTAACTTTAGTTTCAACTACAGCACGTTTATCTTGCTCAAACTCTTTGATCTCTTCAGCTAGTGCTTGGATTACAAATTTCTCAAGTTTAGCGATGCTTTCTTGTTGAACTTTGCGATCTGCACGTAGCTCTTTGATCTCTTCAGCTAATTTACCAGTCATGAAACTGTTAAATTTGCCTGTGCTTTCAACCATGTGGCGTTTGAATGCTACACGGTCTTCTGCAAGAGCTTTTTTCTCTTCGGTGAACTCTTTAAGTTCAGCGGTGAGTGATTCAGTAACCATTTTGTCTAGAGCTTCAACCATTACTTGTTTATCGTGTTCATAGCGGCGAGCAAACTCTTCACGCAATTCTGCACGAACAGTTTCACGTGCTTCATTTAACTTTTCTTCCCAAGCTTCTGTTAAAGCAGTTTGGGTAGCTTCGTTAATGATGCCACTATCTAACAATGGTTTGATAGCATCTAACATTACGATCTCCTATTTAATTTTTAGATCTTTGATTAAGCGGGTTACCTGCTCTTTCAAATACTTCTGTACTCTTTGATCTGCGCTGGCCTCACGTGCCACTTCGAATACCTGAGCACCACCGCGCATATTCATCAGTCCTTCGTAAATCGCTGTTGGGTATGCGTTAGGTGCGCTAGGTTGCGCAACTACATCAACTGTGACTATTTCAAAATCACTGACTTTACCGTCAGATTCAACGTTACCAGAGCCACGACTGCTAACGCCTAGTTTTACACCAGATTCCAACATAGTCTGAACTAACTGACCCATTGGAGTAGGTAAAATCTTTAATTTACCAAAGCCATTAGGACCATCCATCCACATATCTGTAATCATGTGACTTACACGGTCTAGGTTAATTTTCAAATCATCAGGGTGATCTACTTCGCCTAAGACGCTGTAGCCACCCTTGATTTGTTCATTAATTTGACTAACAGCTTTAGTGATCTCGTTTACTGGATATACACGCTCATTGTGATTTTTAACACCACCTTGAATGAATATACCTTTCATATAACATGACTTACTTTTGCCGTCAGTAGAATCTTCTGTAAGAATTTCCATTCTAGCAGCATCGTATGTCAAGTTTTCTTTAAGATATAAAGCCATTGCCTTTTCCTATTATTTTGCTAATGGGCTAGTTTTGTTAACACTGCCTTCTTCTTTCTTAACTGCGCCTTCTTTTTTGCTGAAAGCATTACCTGCTTTAGCGCCAGGAACATTTTCAAAAGAACCTGCATGTGGAACATTTGCTTTTGGTTTAGCTGTAGCTTTTGGGCTTGTGCCATCTGGATTAGCTTCTGCACCACCTTTAGCGATGTTTGCAGCTGTACCACCCATGTCATTTTTACCAGCTACAGTAGATTTAGCATTGATACTAGCTGATTTGCCAGCACCTACTTCACCACCTTCGCTTTTTTGACCTTGGTCAGCTACTTTTTCAACGTATTCACGAACGATAGTTTCATCTAACTCTTCTTCGTCATCTTCTTCGTCGTCTTCTTCGTCTTCTTCAGCTTCCATCATTTGCATTTCATCTGCTTGCTCGCCTGCGTCACCACCAAACATGTCAGCATGTTCTGGTTCGTTAGCTTCGTCAGCCATTAGTGCATCAAATTCTGCTTTTAATTCGTCTAGAGCATCTTCTAAAGAATCTACACGAGCTTCAACATCACCGTGATGTTCTTCGTGTTCATCTTCTTCGCCGTCTTGGTCAAAGTCCATGGCAACTTCTTCTTCGCCTTCTTCTTCCTCTTCTTCGCTTAGACCTTCTTCGTCGCAAGTAACTTCGTCTACTAATTCTTCAACTTCGTTACCACCAACTTCTTGTAAGTCTTCTTCGTCGATTAGGCTTTCATAAATGTCGCGTGATTTTTCAACTACAATAGTATGAAACAACTCACGAGCCTTGTCTGTTTCATCATTAATGATGAATTCAACTAACTGTTCGTACTTGTTCATGTGAACTCCTTAATATTAAGTGTTATAATTGTGATATACAACTATATAGATATATCTGTGTACTGTTATTTACAATTTAATTATAAAAATGGGGTTAAATGCGTTGTTTTTGATTCAAAATGAGAGATAATTACATGCCTTGAGTGGGTTCTGGTGGTGGTGTGAATTGTTTTTGTATGTCGTCTATTTTTTGTTCATGTTCTAGTTTACGCACATCGTTCATGATACGCAAACGGTTTAATTGTTTCAGAGTTAGTTTAGTTTTACGCAGGTCACTAAGCTTCAAAGGTGTACTATCATCCTTTTCAGTTTGGTAACCAGGTAAAAAATCGTTAAACATTTCAAGTAATCGCATACGTTTATTTACCAAAATGTTTAAATTGTTGGTGCGCCAGTTGTTGCGGCGTTCGGTGTACTACCTACAGGGCTAGTAGCACCAGGTGTTCCTGCACCTGCTGTGCCTTCTGCACCAGGTGTAGCTTCCGGAGTTGCACCGGGTTCTTCTCCTACACCAAAGGTATCCATGTCTTGTTGAAGTCCTGCTGTGGTCACATCTACTGCACGCAATCCAGCATCTACAGCACCAGTGTCATCTTTTATTCCGCGTTCTTCTTTCCACATTTCTGCGTTACGTTGTTGCTCTTCTTCACTTAGGTCTAGATATCTTTCCATTAAGAATCGTCTGCTTAGATACTCATATGACTCTAACGCTGTAAATGAATTGATACGTACTTGGTCTACTTCTGCTTGGCGATACTTAGCAAAGTTTTGAGGCTCGTTGAATCGTAATTCAAATAAGCTACTGTCAATGTTGATTCCTCTCCAACGCATAAACATTTTAAATTCTCTGTCTAACTTTTCAACTACTAGACTTTGTAAACGTTTACAATATTGATTGAATCTCCATTCTTGTATCAATGCTGTGGTTGTTCTTCCGTCTGTGAATGCACGATCGCTATCCTCATCACCTGTAGGCAAATAGCTACTAGGAATACGCAGACCACGGAACATTTTATTAGTAAAGAATCGTAAGTCTGTAATTTCACCTAGATTAGTACCGCCAGGGAATGGTTCAACTGTTGACCCACGACCGTCTGCTGTTACTGGAAAGAAGTAGTCTTCGTTAGTTGACAGCGGATTGTATGTAGCATCCATCATATTTTGCCCGCCACCAGTTTGTGTAGGTATGCGGCGTTGATGTATTTCGTTTTTAATACGTTCTACATAAGCCATGGCCATGTGTGTAGGCATGTTACCTACGTCAATCTTAAATACGCGACGTTCTGGAGCACGTTGTATACGGTAGATAATAATAGCATCTTCTAGTAGTTCTTTTTGTTTAAAGATTTTAAAGATACTTTCTAATATACTAGTACCAAATGGCCAATTAACGTCTAAGCCTTCAGTTAAGCTAATATGCACCACGTGTTCAGCATTTATAGCCGCTTCATTTTGTGCATGGCTAAAACGACTGCCTCCGCTAAATGGAGCATTAGGTTGTACATACGCACCATTAGGGCCACCTACTTGCGGATGATTAATATATGTGTCAGTGGCACTAACCGCAGTAGCAGTTAAGTTTTGAAAGTTAATGTTAATATCTTTGATAATGTACTGTTCTGGTTCTTTGCCTTTGGCTTCATTAACAATAACCTTGGTAACTTTGTGCATTTCAGTCCAGTACATTTTAAATGTTTCTGGATCACGCAGGAATACTTGATCACCGTATTTTAAAGTATTACGGAAAAGTTTAAATAATCTTTTATTAAATTCGTTTAGATTAACCCACTCTTGCAGTTGGTCTTTAAGTATCTTAATTTCGTTATCCGACGGATCTTCTTTAAAAAACAAGTCAAACCCTGTGCCGTTTTCAATATTAGGTTGCGTGCAAAATTCAGCAATGATATCCAGTGCCGCGTTTACTTCGCTGTCCATATCCATTTGTTCGTATTGATTATATCGTTCAACACGATTAGGATGTCCAATATATACTTCTGGTAGTTGGCTAGCAAAATTACGATAACCTGCATCAGGCATACTATTACCGTTAGCACCACTGATAGGACTTAAACTGCCACTGGTATTTGCTGCTTTAAAATACTTTTTCCACGCCATATGATTTATTCCAAGATACTATATTTAAGCCATTAGTAGCTGTTTTGTAATAATCCTGATGTTAGTCTGTTATTCTGTTCCATTGATCCTAAAATTTGTTGTAATAGGGTAATTTGTTGTCTAACTTCAGGTGAAGCACTGGCGCTAGGAGCCGCCATTGCCTTTTTAACTTCTTCTTCTCGTTTAGCAGCATACTGCGCTGTTACTGCCGCTGGATGCTGTGCTAACGTTGTTGGATCTACTGTTGTAGTTGGTACTAATGCTCCTGTAGCACCAACTGTGGGTGTAGGTATTTGAGGATTAGCTCGTTTGCGCAGATCATCAAGATTTTTCTTATACATAGCATCTTTGGCTTTAGGATCTTTAGCTATGTTTTTACCTAATTCTTCGCCTACATTACTGCCTGCCCAATACCCAAGTGCACCACCTAATAGTCCACCAATCACAGTACCGACGCCCGGGAAAATTATTGTTCCAAGAGCTGCGCCTGCTTCGGCACCGCCCCAAGCACCTGCTGCACCAATAGTTGCTGATCCAACAGCTCCGCCTTTAGCTTCTTTAGCTTCTTGCTGTGTTAGTGTTCCGGCTTTTTCTTGTGCGCTAATGTCACTCAAATCACTGGCCAGGAATGCCGCTCCTGATATAGCAGACACTATGCCTAGACCGGGCAATCTTCCTTTAGGTAACTTAGCTTTAGTTCCAGGTTTTGCTTTGCCTTTGCGTCCTCGACCACCACCCCCACCACCTCCACTGCCTGTAACATCTTCTACAAACATTGGATTAAGTGGAGTTGATCCCCTTGCTCCGCCTGCTCCGCCAAATACCTTAGATAATATTGCCGGTAATACTCCGGCAAGTATGCCCGGTAAGGCTGCCATGGCCATTTTAGTCCACATACTTTCACCAGGAATACCTTTGGCAAATTTTGCCAAAGCTTCAACACTGGCCATTGCGGCTTCGTATGCTTGTTGTAACGCTGTACTAAACAGTCCTAGATTTTCTACAGCCAAGGCTTGCATTTTTAGTGCAGCCTCTTGTTGCTGTGCTTGTAACGTTATTTCTGCGCCACCTTGACCCGCTGCCGCTTTGCGTTGTTGCTCTTCCATAACTCGTGCCGCTTCTTCGGCATTTCTAAATCGTTGAGCATATTGTGTTACAGCATTGGTTGTTTGACTTACTTCAGCACCTACACCTTCTCTTGCCAAACCAATAGACTTTCCTAGTTCATTTGATTGAGCTAGCATGTCTTGTGCATTACGTTGATATCCATCAGCTACAAATTTAGCAGTCAGCGCATGACGTTGACTTGCAGCGTATTGTTCGTCTTGATTTTTTGCAATCGCAGTGTTTACTGCACGTGACGCAGCCAAGTCTTTACTAATAACATCACCGTATAATACTTTTTCACGGAATGCACGTTGATCTTCTTGGCTCATCATAGCCATAGCTTCTTGTGTTCTTAGGCGTTCTTTTTCACTTAGACCGTTTAGGTAACTGTTAAATGCTAATGTGTCATTGTCCTGACGTAATTTGTCCATTTTTGCTTTAGCATCTTGCCCAGTTATACTACTAATTAATTTTAGATTCTTAGCATATTCTTGAGTTTCTTGTGCCACTGCTTGGTTACTGGATTTTAATTGTCCGCTAGGGCCTGCTAGTAAAGCCATAGTATCTGCATAAGCACCAGCTTGTTCCTCCATGCTCATGCCTAATGCAAACATACCATCTCTAGCTGCTCGTCCACCGGCTTGCATAGCACCAGCCATACGTTTACTAGCTTCAGTTAGCCCTAGACCGGTTTTAGTTAATGCGTCTGTGTTACTAGTCACTGCTTTACTAAACTGTTCTAAGGTCATGCCTGCGGTTTGCGCTGTACGAATCATGCCCATCATGCCGCCAGCAAACACTGCTCCGGATCCTGCCATTGAATTAAAACTGTTAATTAATGACTTGGTCTGGGAGATCATAAAGCCGATACCGGCTTTGGCTAATTCACTTAATCCGTTACTTACTGCACTTAGAGCTTCACCTGCTATAGAAGCCGCAATACCAAAGCGACCCACTTTACCTCCTGCACCTGCAGTGGCAGCACCAAATGATTTTAGTGCGTTTGCTCCACCTTGATTTGCTGTGTTAACTAAGTCAACACCTGCGTTCATCATAGCACCAGCCATTTCAAAACTATCACCGCCTGCTAAGGCTGCTCTAGATGCGTTGGCAAATGCTTTACTTACGCCCGTAACCATACCGCCTGCAAACTTAAGCGCAGAGTCTTTCATTACTTCATTGGCTTTGTTTTGTGCGTTTAGTCTTTCAAGGTCGGCTTTTTGCGCAATCAGTGCCGCTTTTTTATCTTGATCTGAAGTTTTGTTTATTTGGTCTCGCAGTGTGTCTAACTCTTTGGCTAACTCGCTGGCAGTCATTTCACCTGCATTTAAGCCTTTTCGAAGATTTTTCATCGAGTCTAAGATTTCGTCAGCCGACTTTTTAAAGCCATCACGAGCTCGTTTGACTTTGTCAGCATAGTCTTTAAGAGCTTTTACGTTGCCCATACGAGCTTTGAGCTCTTCCTCGTAGACCATTCCTAGCTCTTTAAGTTGCTCTTTCAGTGACTCAATGTCTATTTCATTATCTGCAGCCATGGTTTTCCACTAATAAATATTACAGTATATCAATTATATTTATAGGAAAAAAACATGTCTGAAATCAACACTAACCCGTTGGCCAAACATTTTCGCCAACCTGCACTGTATATTAAACTAACCAGTGGCGGGCGGTATTGGAAAGAGGGTAGTTTAGATTTGCCCGTAACTGGTGAACTGCCAGTTTACCCAATGACTACTCGTGATGAAATTACCCTGCGCACACCAGATGCGCTGTTAAACGGCACTAGCGTAGTCAACGTAATACAAAGTTGCTGCCCAAACATCAAAGATGCGTGGAAAATGCCTAGCATTGACGTAGACAGCACACTTATTGCTATTCGTATTGCCAGCTACGGTCCTAAAATGGCTATATCATCAAAATGCCCTAACTGTGGTGCAGAACACGACTATGATGTTGACCTAGCAGCCGTATTAGGTTCTATCACTATGCCTGATTATAACAAAACTATCAGTCACGACGATTTAGAAATTAAACTTAAACCGCAGTCATATGAACAAGTAAGTCAAGCCAGCGTTGTGATGTTTGAAGAAGAAAAACTAGTAGAACTATTTGCAAATCCTGACATGGATCCAGAAGTGCGTAAGTTAGAATATGACAAACATCTACGCAAGATGATTGATTTAAACATTGAAGCCGCTACAAACTGCACCGAAAGCATTACTATACAGGACGGACCTGCTGTGTCAGAGCCTAAGTATATTAAAGAATTCTATGCCAATGCAGAATCCGCAGTCTTACGAAAAGTTCAAGAATCTATAGAAGCCATTGGTTCAGCCGTGGCTATTAAACCAGTAGCAGTTAAATGTACAGAATGTAGTTCAACATTCGACATCACTGTTGACTTTGATTATTCAAGTTTTTTCGATCGCGGCTTTTGACACTCAACACTGAGGAAATCGTAGAATTACTCGATTCTTACGATAAAGAGTCAAAAGCCTTAAGAGACGAGGCACTGCGTATGTGCTGGTTTATGCGCGGTGGCCTTAGCTATGAAGATTGTATGTTCCTGAGCAATCAAGAACGTGAAATCATTGGCAAGATTATCGGCGACAACATGGAAACCACTAAGAAGTCAGGATTGCCTTTCTTCTAATGGGTACTAATTTATCCCAATTCTGCTGTAATTAAACGACCTTTTTATCTTTTAATCTCTATCGTAAATAACTTACCCACTGCGCACCAAGTGTGCAGTGTTGGTAATATAGGAGATCCATCTAATGGAATTACTACAAAAAGTGAAAGGTTGGGCCAACGCCCTTGCAGATGCGCTAGTTAGTGTTTTAGCTCTAGCTATCGTTCTAGAAGTATTGTTTAAGGGAGCAGCTGTCCCATTTCTACCAGCAACTGACGTAATTGGTTCAGTTACCGGCATCGTTAAGACACTTGGCGGTGAAGGAGTTGTTGGGTTAGTAGCTTTATGGGTACTATATTCAATTTGGAAACACAAATAATTTAATTTGAGTTTTTTGAATTCGAACTAGGGCATGGTTAACTCCATGCTCTTTTTTATTCTCTATTCGTTTAAGATGTCTACGACATCTGCATTTTCGCTCGCGCTCAATGCTTTTTCTTCTATTCTAGATTACCTTATTTTACTTTAGAACATACGTTAAGTCTTTTACGCTATCATCCAGATATCAGTCACAATTTACCTATCCGAGGCAAATTGCAACTGCACGCATCATCCGAGTACGGCATCACACTAACTAAAAGAGATTGCTTCATTGCACGGAGGCGGTCAGCCGGTACCCCCTACTCTAGATTTCTCTGGCGGTAGCTCACTCAGCCGTAGTTAGCCAACTGATGTTTTGCTCCCGGGTCGATATGTTACGGAGCCCGGATCTTTCGGTTTTTACACCTAATTGAA